CTTCAGATCTATTATACCACATTTCTCCTGCCGTAGCATTAGGAGCGTTGTTTGCGTAGGATCTTATATTTTTTCCTTGAATATTTTTAAATGTACTCATTTAACCTCTAGTTATTTTTTAGAAGCCATCCTTGAGTACCGTCTGTGAATACCAAAGTAAAGCCTGCTCTTTCAGTTGCTACTGTTAAGTCCGCTGCTGAACCTTGAATGTTTTGACTATTTCTGCCGATAGTTAAATTATTAGTGTCAAAGGTTCCTGCGTAATCAATAACAGATACTTCATCTCCGATTGTTGGTGAAGAAGGTAAAGTTAAAGTCCATGCACCACCTGATGTGTTTGCAAAAATACCTTGTCCAGCCACGGCTGTATAAGTAGTTGTTTTAACTGCTTGCCATGAAGTTCCACCTGCTGAGGCTTCTTCCCATGATAATACTCCGCCTGTTGTTGATTTTAAAAGGTAGCCGTTTCCTCCTGCTACCGCTGCTGGCCACGTCACTGTATACGACGTAGTCGTGCCTGATGCTTTCTGACCTATATATTGACCGCCTGAACTATCCTGTAATCTTACTTCTTTTTGTGAACCAATATTTAATCCAGTAGATGCGTCCCAAACAAAATTTGCATCTCCGCCAAATGAACCAGAGGCATTAAATTGTACTTGTGTGTTTGAACCACCTGGTAATCCACCTACAGAAACTTCTGCTAAATCTGGATTAGTTCCATCATTAGCTGTTGAATAAATAATTTTCCAACCTTTATTATCAGTTGCCCAAGTAACAGTATCACCTGATCCTGAAGCATATTTAAGTTGGACTGTGTAAGCACCACTTGTGCTATTTTTTATAAAATAAAAATTTTCTACATCAATTGGAATTGTTACAATTTTATTTCCTGAAATTGTTTCTGGAGATTCTGCTCCTAAAACTATAACTCTTGTTGCAAGAGTTGCACCTGTAGATCCATCTGATACAGCTAAAGCTGTTGTATTAGCTCCTGCCCCTGCTGTATTTAAAGTCTGTACTTTATAGCCACCAGAAATCTGTTCAAAAATATTTAAATTTGTATTAGTTTTTGTTCCCCATGTACCGGCGTTTTCACCAGTTGCCATTAGTTCAACACCAAGAGGTGTGTAAGTTGAAGCCATAATTTTTTTCTCCTAAGCTACGTGCGTTACGTCTGTATACGTTGTTTCATGCGTCACGTCAACATTGTTATAACTTGTATTTCCAGTAATATCAACATCTCCATATCCTAATGGAGCAATATTTCCTACCGCAGAAATAGCTTCTTGTCCAGTTAATCCCACGACATCTGCTGGTATAATTGTACCTACAGAAGAAGTTACAGAAACACCTGTTAAAGGAACTCCTATTTCAATAATAACTGATCCTACAGAAGTTGTAGATCCTACACCTGTTATATTAAATACTTGTGCATCACTTGTTGTAATTTCTCCTACAGAAGAAGTTGAATTAACTCCTGTTAAATTAACACCAATTTCTAGACCCGTAGAACCTACTGCGGTTGTTGCTACTAAAGAAGCTAAACCTACTACTTGTTCCGCACCATCATTAATACCTAATTGACCTTCAGCAACAGTTGCTGTTTGGCCATCTGGTATAATTGTTGGTGATAAAACAAATGTAAATTCTCCAACAGAAGAGGTCATTGCTTGACCAGTTAATCCCATTACATCCGCAGGACTAATAGATCCAACACTTGTAGTCGCTTGTTGACCAGTTGGAATTTCAATTCCTTCTAGTACACTGCCCCAACCATTTTCACCCCAGTCAAGAGTGCCCCAACCAGGTTTTAATTCTACTGTAATTGATCCTACTGATGTTGTTGCTTGTTGTCCGGAAAGAGTTACACCGGGTGCTTCACCCCATGCTTGACTTCCCCAACCAAGTCGTCCCCAACCTTCTGTTAAAGGTGTTGCTTCATTCCAACCTGCTTGTCCCCAGGATAATCGACCCCATCCTACTGACATAGGATACCTACGCTATACGAATAATTGCTGTTGAAGCTGCTGCTGCGGGAAATTGAATTGTAAAAGTTCCACTAGATACAGTTTTATCTCCACCAAAAGCAACTACCGCGCATGCTTTATCAGATTGTGTATCGTTATAAATTAAACAACCATTAGCCGTAAAAGATGCAGAAGTAAAACTAATGTCTGCAAAATCACAAACCGCAGTTGAACCATCTAAAACAGGTGTAACACTTGTAAGTGCTTTTCCACCGGCTGTATAAGCTGATCCTGATGCGTTAGTTATTTCTTCTGAAGTTGAATAAGCTGTAGTTCCTGCACCTAAAGATGCATCACTTTGATACAAAGCTAATTTAAAACTGTTTCCAGATGATGCAGTAAAGTTATGAGTGCCAACTAAAATTTCTTGTTTAAAGCTGTTACAAATTGCCGATGATATTGCCATAATTTTTTACTCCTATTTACGGAGACGGTGACTTGACTGGTATTCTAACTGTTCCGTCAGTATAATCATCTCGTCTTCGTCTTCCAAGTTGCATACCTGCAAACTGTTGTATAGCATTTTTATATCTATTTTCATAGTATGTCAACATATCAACTGGACCTTTTAAATATCCAAAAGCTTCTACTAGACATGCATATAATAGACCTTGTGGGAAATATGTGCTTAAATAAGTATTGTTATTAAAACCCGTACCAGATCCAAGACCGTTAGGCATTTTATTATAATAAACTCTAAATTTGTAGTTAGCGTCAGGTGTAGGAGCTATGTACATTCCCCCTGATGAAGTGTCTGTAGTATTATCCGCACCACCAAACATTGCATAATATTTAGGAAACCCAGTGACTGAATTAGTCGTATCTGTAGGAGACTGTATTTCTCCTTGAGGTCCAAATTTTCTATCTACAAATTCTGATAAATAAGTTTGATCTTTTTTCTCTAACCATTGTCCATTACCTTCAGTATTAGCTGTAGATTCAAAAACTTCAATTCCTCTTACAAATAAACATCCTGCTGGTGCATTAATTGTATTATCGTTTGCAGCTAACGTACCTTCTTGAACATTCCTTTGAGCATCCATAGGAAGTTCTTGATAAATTCTAAACTCAGCAGCCATTATAAAACCATCTAAAATAGTGGTCGTAAAAACAGAATCATCTACTTCAGTGTAATCTAAAATAGCTTGTTTAATTGTAGTATAATCGTATTTTTTAACTCCTGACATAATTAACCTCTATCATTTACGGGTCCAATTGTACATTGTAAACCGCCTCCTGTTTCTGTGCCTGATGCAGCGTTAGTTAACGTAACATTTATACCATCAAATTGTGTGGTTGTAGATGGTTGACCTGTGCTTGGAACTGATGTTTCATTTAAAGAAACAACTTTATAACAACCAAAAACTTTTGCTAAATTAGAATGAGATCCAGCAATTGTAGATTCAGGAGAAACTCCTCTGTAAGGAGCACTTGTTCCTCTAGTACAACCAGTTAATTGATGTGTAGATCTTCCTGTGTATTGTATAACTTCATTTTGGTATGTTCCAACTTTTAAAGGATCACTTGTGTCAGAAGAAGTTAAAACTTTTTCTATTACAATAAAACCTGAAGTTGGAAACTGTGATCCATCAGTTAAATTAATTGTAGTAGCAGTATCCGTTATTGCTCCATTTAATGTTGTAGACATTTGTAATGTTGATATTGCAACACCACCTACTGAAGATTTAACATTTCTAAATCTTGCAAAATCATTTATTTGTAAATCACCATTTGGAAAATTAATTTTTAATGTAGTATTAGATGCAGTTACAAAAGGATTTTCTGGTAAAAAATCTTCCGTTGGAAATTCTGTTCTAGCAGGTCTTGCTCTTTGTAAAGCTTGTGGATCTGCACTTGTAGGTTTAGGATCTAACTGTGGTTGTTTAGGTTCGTATTCTGAAATATGTACAAACGCACCATTCCATTCTCTAACCATTTCATTGTATGGAAATGCCATTCCTGATCTATCAGAAATTGCTAAAGCGTATTTACCTTGTGAAAAAGTAGTCATTAACCAATACCTGGGTAGTAAATTTTAGGAGATATGTATGTAGAGTTAGAAGAACCGTCTTCATCTTCTGCTCTTAACAATTCATCTTCATATAATAATTTTAATTCTTGTACTCTTTGTGGTGCATATTTTACAGCTAAGTAATATGCTAACCCTGAAATCATACATGGAATAAATCTGTATGGTACATCAGTTGCATTTGTATAAGCACCTACATCATCAATTCTTTTTGTGTAATAAAAATTAATGTAGTTACCATCTTGAGCTGCACCTGGAGTTAAATACAAAGTCATTGTAACTTTATCTATAAATCTTTGGACCCAATATTGTGTTGGTAGACCTTTATCAGTTTTATTAGAAAAACCTTGATATTGTGATCTACTAATTTTTGTCATTGGTGTATCAACTGACGTAGATTTTATTCTGTAATCTGCTTCTTGGATGTCTGTCATACCAATTGGAAATTGTAATACTGCATCTGAAGTGCTGTGAGTAGCTGCTGTGCTACCATTAATTCCTCTAGTACATCCTGTTAAATTTAAACTAGTAATTCCTGTATATGAAATTTGTTCAGTTCCAATAGTGATTACTCCACTAGTTGCAAATCCTGTAACTGAAGCTACTCCTATGGTAACAGCAGTAGCATTTATACCTGCAGAAAGTGTTGTGTTAATTCCGTCTGAAGTACCATCGGCCGGGGATCTAAAAAAAGTGTAAACAGTTTGTCCATCTACTAATGTAATATTTTGGTTTTTTACTTCCCAAAATTGTAAACCTCTATTACCCCATTCAGAAAATAAAATATTTAAAGATCGTTTAGCAGTTTTTAATTGATAGCCAGAAACACCCTGCATACCAATACGTTCATATGCATCTTCAATAATTTCATCAATGCTTAGGTTCTTATCGAATACATAAGAACCAGAAGTAGTATTGGCCATTAGTTCTCCTATTCGTAATACTTAATAAATTCAAAAACAATTGAATAAGTATCACCTGCTGTATGTGCAGGAATAACTATATTAACATCACCATTTGCATTTCCACCAGTGTTAGGATTTACTAAACCACCTATGCAACTGTAATCAGAATCATTATAACCAATTAAAGATAAAAAAGTTTCATCTCCATCAGAATTTTCCCATTGTATTTTTGCAGCGTCTACACTTGCAGTTGGGTTAATATTATACCAAACTTTATTTAATGATATTCTATTACAACTTTGATTAAGTTTAGATTTAGCAAGTGCAGAAACATCTATAGTAGTTGTTCCAGCGCTTCCATCCATTGCACCATCTATA